ATGGCGGACATTTGGGGGACGGGGGATGACGGTGGGGGAGATGATGCAGGCGCTGAAGAGGTTTCCCGCTGAGCTGCCGGTGGTGCTGGCGGACTGGAATGAAGAGTACGCCGACCCCACGCCAGATATTGTGCTGCGCAGGGCGGACAACGTTGTCGTGCGGAGGGATGACACGGTGGATCACTATCTAAAAGACGCGGTGGTGCTGGATACGAGGAGAGTTGCTGATGGCCACCCCTAACGGTCCACTACCCCTGCAACCATGGACCTGTCCGCACTGTGCGGCGGTGTGGCACTCAGGCCGTCAGTACTGCGTCGATTGCGGGTATGGGCTGACGCCCTTCGAGCCGCCTGGCGCCGGGACAGAGTACGCGCGCTCCGCGGCAGAGCGGAAGGTCCCTTCTGCGCCGCATGCACCAGAGAGTTCGTCCAGGTTTACGGACAACGTTGAGGAGCTGCGGCTGGCGCAAGAGCTGGAAGGGCGGACAGGAGACCAGCAGGACGAACCTCTCGGGCTCTACGGCGAGGCGCACACACGGGGACGTACGGGCCATGAGCATAGTGGTGGTGACCGCAGTTCGGACCACGTCCACATGCGCGCCCGTGCAGAGGCACGCGGTGACCCGCAGTGGGTTGAGACACGGCAGTTACAAGAGGCGTTGTCCCGTTCGCTGGCGGCTGAAACGCAGGTGCAGGCCGAAGTGACGCTCCTGCGTGAGCGCACGGCCCAGTTAGCCAAGCGCCTGGAGGAGCAGCGCCTGACGTTTACGCAAGGCGTGCAGCAGATGCTGAGACCCGTGCAGGACTACTTTGCGTCCAGGCGCCAGGAGATGCCGTTTGAGCGGCTTATTCCTGAACTGCTCAGGGAGCTGGAAACACGGCCTGTTCCCAGCGAAGTGCCAGGGGTAAGCCAGCGTGATCTCGAAGAAGTGGCGAAGCGCTTAGGCGATGTACGCGGCGCGGTGCATAGCTGCATCAAGCGTCTGGACGCGGTGGAACAACTCATGGCGGAGCGCTTGCCCGTGCCGGTTCAGGAGCGAGAGGCCTACGACTCGTCTCCCCAGACCTACGATACGTTTGTCATGAGTGATAGGCAAGCGGCCGATATTGAGCGGGCGATCCTGGGCGCCCAGACCCGTACCGGGAGGCCGTATGGCGGGTAAGACTCTCGACCATACGGAGTATCTCTCTCTCGTCTTTGGTGGCATCTTTCAGCTCTACTACCGCGGCCTCATTGCTGAAGATACGCTGCTGCATATGCGCTCTATCCTGTGGCGTGACTGTCTCGAGTAAGCTATGTGCGCTTTTGAAGGCTACGATGCACTATACCGAGCAACTCTCCCTGGTCATTTCCGCCATGTATCGCCTCTACTCTATGGGCCGTATTCCTCGTGACGCGCTCACCTACGGCCTTCAGACTGTCTGGCGTGACTAAGCTGGAGTAGCCGTATGCCGTCCTGGAAAGACGTGCCACAACCCTGGTGTCCTCCAGTCCCGCGCACGGATGACTGTACCGGCTGGGCCGCGGTGCAGCAGCGTGTGGCGGAAGTCCAGATGCATGCCCTCCTTCTGCGCCGCTTTGGCCATTCGTGGCGCCTGTTCAACCGCTGGTCGGTACGCGGCCAGATCTACCGCTACGGCTTGCCGGTCTAGCTATGCCCCTGCCTTCTCAGGTCTACCGCCGCCTCATGGAACGCCTCCCCGTCCGCACGCCACGCCGCGCTATTGTGCCCATGCGCTTTAACCAGGCCCAGGACTTTATTCACCGAAGCGTTGCCCCAGACTTAGACGCTGGCCGGCCTATTCGCAGGATTGTCCTCAAAGCCAGGCGTCTCGGGATGAGTAGCTGGATCGAGAACTTTCTCACCTGCCTGTGTGTCATGCAAAACTTTACGCAGGCCATGGTCGTCGCCCACGAGGCGCCGGCGACGGCGCGTATCTGGGAGATGAGTAAGCGCTTTGTTGAGGGCTCGCCGCTGCGCGCCATTGGCAGGATTACCGGGCACAAGATCGAGTTTCGCGCCTCGACCATTGAACTGGCGACGGCTGGGTCCCCGAACGCCACACGCGGCCATGACCTCACCGCGTGTCACTTGTCGGAAGTAGCGTTTTGGAAAGACGCCACCGCCATGCTGGCGATTCTCCAGTGCTTGCCCAGAGAAGAAGACGTCTTTAGTGCCGCGTTTATTGAGTCGACCGCCAACGGCATGGTCGATGACGGGGCCCTGTTTTACGAAGAATGGCTCAAAGCCGTGCAGGGGGATGGGTCGTTCGTCCCCATCTTCCTGCCCTGGCATACCTTTCCGCAGTATACGTCGGCGAATATGCGACCCATGGACGACTTAGAAAGTGACGAGGCCCAGCTGCGCACCGACCTGGGGCTCACCTGGGGCCAACTGCGCTGGCGGCGCCGCGTCATTGTGGATGAGTGCCAGGATGACGCAGAAAAGTTTAACCAGGAATATCCAGCCACGCCGGAGATGGCGTTTATTATGTCCGGCCAACCCTACTTTTCGGCTCGCGATCTCTTGTGGCTGGAGCCGTGGGTGCAGCGCGGACGGCGGGGCAAGTTGGTAGAAGAACGTGAGCGCGTCACGTTCAAGGAAGACGCGGAGGGCCGCTACGTCATCTTCAGGCCCCCTGAGCCGGGGCATGAGTATGTGATTGGCGCTGATAGCGCCATGGGGCATGACGATGCCTCGCATTCGCGCAGTGCCGCGGAAGTGGTCGATATGGATACGCTGGAACAGGTGGCCGAATATGAAGCACCTTCGCCCCCGCATCTCTTTGCACGTGATCTCGCTCTCCTTGGGAGAGCGTATAATGAGGCGTTACTCTTTCCCGAGGTACAGTCCTCTGGCGGAGGAGGAGGACGAGAGCTCATCGTCTACTTACGTGATCAGTACAACTATCCATCTATCGGCGGATGGAAAGGCGCTAACGATAGAATTCGAGCTTACAATCCAGTGCTGTACGGCTGGGAAACGAACTCGCGCACCAAACCGCAAATGATTGCGCGTATGCGCGAAGTGATGGATGAACGCTCGGCTCTCATCCATTCACGCGCACTTCTGACGCAGCTGCGCACGTTTGGGGAGAAAGATAGCGGCGCCATTGAAGCGCTGGCCGGGCATGATGATCTGCTCATGGCCTGGGGTATTGCGCTCATGGGCAGGTTCCAGAATCATATTCCCAGGTCGTCCCAGGCCCAGATTGCCCTGCAGTTTCCCTTTGATCAACTCCACCTGCAGCACCAGGAAGAAATTCATGACCGCGATGCAGCGATGCTGGCGCGGGTGATGGGGGCGAGTGTGGGCGAAACGTTAGAGGGCATGCGACAACCAGCGACATTTCTGGAGTGGTGATATGTTCAGGCAGCTTGAGACGCACCGTGGTTCGCTGGTCAATGACCAGTTACGTATTCGCGTGATGGACGATCCTGGCCCTGGCGGCGCTTCGCACCACTACCGCATTCAGTATAGCGATCAGTGGACCTGGGATACGCACTTCCAGGAAGGATACGTGCAGGAGGTGGGGATAAACGGGATTACCATCGAAGCGCTTCTAGCCATTGTGCGCGATAGGCTCGAAGGGTTTCAGAGCGGGCGGTATGCCTGTGATGATAATGAGAAAGCCTTGCACGCGGTGTGTGTAGCGCTTGAGTTTCTCAAATGCCGCACCAGAGAACGCCTGGAGCGCGGTGTCGAAGGTACATCAGTAGTGTAACTGCTTGACAGGTATGCTACTCTTTGTGCCGTAGGACATCGGCTCCTCCTGGTGACGTGATCCTGGGAGTTTGACGCCCTCCTCTCAGGGACACCGGCTCCTAGCGGCATCATTTGCAGCCAGAGTGTCGCTGGTTGAGCCCTCCCTCCCTTCAGGCTCAGGGGGAGGAAACCCTCATGACTGTTGTGTGTCCGGCCTGCCTCGAACATTCCCGCGGTCGTTACCAAATGATACACCGCAAAGAATTTGAAACCGGCAATTCCTTTGAATGTCCAAAGTGCGGCACGCTGCGCTTTGTGACCAAGGACAAAACGGGTGGGACGTACGGCGCTGGCGCGAGGGATGACGGGCGTTCTGGCGCTCTTGGCGGTGGCTACGGCCAGGGAACCACCACGTACCGTGGTCTGGTGCGCTAGCGCATCTAATGTAATAGGTTGCAACTCTCATGCCAAAATATAACGTGCCCAAATATCGACCGAGTGATGAGTCCGGAGACGATGCGTCGGAAAGTGACGAAGGATCAGAAGACACGGCCAACGATATTCTTACCGCGCAGGCTTCAGGCGAGCCGTTGCAAGCGACGCGTGAGCCGCCTCCCCCCTTTGATCCGCAAGCCCAGCTCGCCCAGCTGTTGCAGCTCATGAAGACGTACCGCGATGCCGGGATGATTCAGGAACGCCCGGATGGGTCATTTATGCTGCCAGGCCAAAAAAATGCCGCCTGGGACGCCCGTGTCAAAGTCGGCTCCACCTGTGAGTGCCCGGCCTGTACACCGCATAATCAGCGCCACTGGCTCTGCATGGTGTGCGGCAGCGTGCACGAATGGGTGCTGGTGAACGACCGGCCGCGTACTATGCGCACGCAGCTGGGACAAGGTGGGGTCGCCGGCTTTGTGCACCTGGTCTGCAGCAACGAGTGCGGGCTTGAATACCGACGCAGGATGGGGATGGGTGAGGGCGTAGCCATGGTGCCGGGACAGGAGCGGGCTATTCCTGTGGCTGGCGGCGATGACGATCCTTACGGGTTCTTTTCCACGCGCTAACGTGCGTGTGCATGCATGCAAAAGACTGGGGTAGGGTGTGGCAGACGATGACTGGATTAGTGCCTTAGGACGACTCGCAAGTGGGGGACTTCCTCAAGATACTGAACTCCATGCTGGGAGTCCTTTTGGTGGCCCGTTTTCCCGCACTGAACGGGCTGAACAAGGCGGGGTAGAAGCGCTACCACTGGGAGACCCTGCTGATCCAATTTCACAAATTGCCATGTTCCTCGCACCACTTCTCGCGCAGTACCGTGGCATGCAAGCGCCGGCGCTCGGCCTACCAGGACGTCGCACGCTGCCAATGCCGACACTTCCTGACACGGCAGGGCAGCGCAGTGCAGCAGCCGTGGCACGCATGCGCGCCCTCCAGGAAGGCGGGTTGCCGGGCACACGTCTTGAGACACCCAGATCCCGTGAGCAGCTCTATAGAGCTGACGCACCGGTGGGCGATGCCAGGATACAGCGGTCGCACATTCGTGATTTGCTGACGCCTGACATGCCGCCCAATATGCCTGATACCAGTAACACAGGCATGCTTCATAGTGGTATTCGTGAGCGCCTGGCGCATTTACGCAGTCAAGGAATTGATATGAGTGGCTTTGAGCAGATCTACCGCGATATCCAACATGCGGCGGCAACGATGGACAACTACGGCGAGTTTCAGGAACTGACAGAATTGCATCGCCAGCTGAGCAGGGCTATGGCTGGTGCGTACCGTAGCCGTCCTATGATAGACTAGGAAAGATTCATCAATGGCCACCACGTCTCCCCGCGTCACCGTGAACGGACGGCACGATTTTCAGAGTGAAAACGCCCGTGTTGATAGGGCAACCGGTGAACAGCGTCAGGGCGAAGAGTTACTCAGTCAATGGGTCAATGGCCTCTACCTGGACGCCCTCAACGCGCGCCAAAAGACGTTACCAACCAACACGTGGCGAGACTGGGAGCGCGGCTACTGGGGCGATTATTGGCCAGATGTGCTGCCGTCCTGGAAATCCCCCATCCAGATTAATGAGATGAAGCGCCTGATTCTCACCGAACTCTCCGACCTGACCGACAACTCCCCAACCGTCTACGTGACCTCCAACCCGGTGACCGGTACCCGTGAAGAACAGGTGGAGAAAGCGATTCGCGCCTACTGGCAGCGTTACTTCCTCGATATTACCATTCTCGAAGCCTGCGCTGACGCTGCTATCTGGCCCTGTGGCTTCTTTGAAGTGCCGTGGGATCAGTTACGTTTGCAAGGCCAGGGTGAAGTCGTCGTACGCGTGCGCCCACCGCAAACCGTCTTTCCGGACCCCTACGCGACCGACGATGACGACTGGCGCTACTGCATAACACAAGACGTCCTGGACATTAACGAGGTGCGTCAGAAATGGCCGGAGCAGGGCTGGCGCGTGAGACCTGACGCGGCCCGTCCCTCTGATCCCATGCCCATGACCATGCCCATGGACAGACCGTCCGGTGTCGGTCTACTGACGCCCCTCTATCCCGTCAATGCCCCGGTGCCGACGCACGGCATGGATACGCGCGTCTCAGTCATTACCGCCCGCGTCAAAGACGCCACCCTGGAAGTGTTGCCCGAGCTTGTCAAAGATCCTGAAGGGGTCGACCGTTTGCGCCGCACGGTGCGCTACAAATACCCGCAAGGCCGCTTTATCCAGGCCACCAGTAACGTCATTCTCTACGACGGGCCCATGCCCTACGGCGATGGCTTTGATGTCATTCGCGTCACGCTGCAGCCCACAGTGCACCGGTTCTG